GTATTTAGCTCTAATTATTCTTAAGTGGAAAGTTGACATTCACGAGTGCGTCACGTGGGTTGCATATCACGAGCTCAGACCCAAACTTGGGGTGATAAACGGATGATAGCTCAGGGGCGTAGTATCCATCATACCCATTCTTTCTGCAGAATGCGCAGATGCTCTTGTATGCGAGCAGATCAATGTCATAGAAGCTCTTGCGTCCACCCAGAGATGAGTGTGATCCACCAACCTTTTTGAGATTCTCCTCCATTATACCCCTCATATGAGCCTGATGACCAGTATTACTCACAATCCTGTTCACCAGTTTGAGTTGGTTCCCGACAGACATGGTCCCTGCAGCCTGATTCACACCAGTAACGAAAGAGATGCGGTTTTTATTGAGTTGAGAGATGTCCGACTGATTCAATAAAAACTTGATTGTACGATTGGAGAGCTTCAGTAGCCTCAGAGGCTTGCTAGTTACGTATTCACCTAGACGAGCTGTGGCATATACCTGAGCATGGTTCTTGGAAAAGGTGAAAAATACCGGCTTTTCATAGATGCGGTTATTGCTGCTGATACCCTTGTAAAGTTTAGTTCCTTCTGGAACCACCTGCAAATCTGGCAGGAGTGGACGCGGTGTGGGTCTAGCGTACATACTAGTTGACTACATTTTTTAGGAGACTCATGATCTGAGCCTTTGTACGAGCACTACTTGGAATCTTGATTCCAGCCTTCATCGCCTTCAGACGTAGCTGAGCCACAGTCACTGGAACTGTAGAGTGCGCCTTGGCCACTGGAGCCTTGCGTTTCTTCCACGCCTCTATATATCTACTCTTCAGAGGAATCTGATTACTGAGGTTGGTAACGTCTATTTCAACGTCATATCTATCAACTCGTCTAGGTTTGTCAATGAGAAATATCTTTGGTGGTAAGATGTATTCTTTTTCACTATCATTTCTGTTCAAAAATGCAGGTGGATTACCCTTCCCGTAATTCACATACGGAACATTCTTCATCTTCTGTGTATTCAACTTGAGAACAACTCCACTTCCATATTTTCCACCACGAGCAAACAATTCAGTCTTGTGCTTGTCAGAAGTCCACGAGCTGAAAGACTTGTTCTCGAGATAACCCTTGCGAGCCGTCAGAGGCATATCTCTCAGACCTCGGTACAGATATTGAACACCCGATGGTGGACCTCTTTTAGTAAGAGGATCTTCAAACGTGTTTTTGAAAATCTCAGCAGCAGACCTGTTATACTTGTTGGTTGATCTACCATACATATATTCCCTGATCCCCTTGTATCCTTTACCCTTATAGTCGCGAAAAGCCCATGCTCGAGCTTGTTCAATGAAACGTCTTGCTGGAATTAGCACACCACGTATCCTCGCATTTCTAGCCTTCTTAGCAGCATTATACCTGTTGTACTCGTTTCGCGATTCGTTCGATATGATACTCTCAAGGTTCATACTATAAAAGCATATTTTCAGACTCAAGAATCTTTAACATTCTTGGGCCCGAAGGCTGGGGGCAGAAAGCCCCTCGTGTATATTTCGCGTTTCGCTTGCTTCTGCAATGGTTCTCTAGTTGGAGAATGCGAGGCCGCCCATGCCAGACTGGATGCGCAGGATGTTGTAGTTGACTGCGAACATCTTCTGGATGGTTGCCAGGGAGGTGGCCTTGAGGGCGACGTACACCTGGGCGTTGTCAATGCGAGAGAAGTTGCAGGTGCCGGTTGGCTGGTGCTCCTCGGGCTGCAGGGCGAAGGAGTAGGTGTAGATGCCGGGGTAGGGGTTGCCGGAGTGGTGGTAGAATGGCTGCACCTGGTTGAAGTAGCGACCGTACTGCTCCTTGAAGCGGTCCTGGCCGTTGAGGATAACCTTGAACTGGTGCAGGGGCCCCACCTCGTACAGAGCTGGTGCGCTGTTGCCCTCCTCCGTCCATGTGGAGTACACGGAGGTGGAGACGGTGGGGGTACCCTTGAAGGTCTCGACGATGGTGTTGGAGCCGCACACCAGCTTGGGTGCGCCCAGGAACTGGGGCTCGTAGCAGCTGATGTTGGAAGAGGCCAGCAGGGTGGGGTCCACGGTCACGTTCACGTTGGCGTGGTTGGTGGTAAAGTTCCACATGGCGTTCAGCTGGGTGGATGGGGAAGAGTTCTGGTAGCACCACACCAGCTCCTTCACTGGGTGGTTGAATGCCAGGCGGATCAGCTGGGGGCTGGTCTCGCTGAAGCCGGCGGAGATGGTGTCACCGCCGCTGTGCTGCACCTGCTCGATCAGGTACTCGTGTGCCTTCTGGGCGAACCGGCGGCGCTCCTCGGTGTCCAGGTAGATGTAGTTGGCCCACACCTCGAAGATGGCGGTGCTCAGGTAGTTGCTGTAGTAGCTGGTCAGGTCAAAGTCCAGGCGAACCTCGTGGTACTGCAGAGCAATCAGGGGCAGGTACAGGCCTGGGTTGCGGTTGAAGAAGAACAGCAGAGGCAGGTACACGCGGTAGGGGGTGGTGCCAGTGCCGGTCATCCGCAGAGCAGCCACGGCGGTGGTCATCTTGTTGTACTGGGTCTTGTTGTCCTGGTTCAGGAAGACCTCAGCGTACAGGCGCCACCAGGTCTGGAAGTGCTTGTCGATGCGCTGGCCACCGATGGTCAGCTCCACTGCTGCGATGGCGCGCTCGGCGATCCAGTTGGAATCGTATGCACTGTTGTTGGAGGTCAGGTTAGCGGTCACGGACGAGCCCAGCACAGTCAGTGCGGGTGCCATTGCCAGGTGCATGTTGCCGACCAGATCGCCGTTGCGGGCAATGGTCACGGACACGCGGCCGCCGTTTGATGGGGTACCGTTCACAGTCTGCTGGATGAGCTCCATTGCAAAGTTGGTGTGGCGCTTGTACACTGCCTGGAAGAAGGTAACCTTGGGGTTACCGGTCAGGTAGACGTCCTGGGCGCCATAAGCTACGAGCTGCATAAGTCCTCCGGCCATTTTACAATACCCCAAGAAAATAATATGGATCAACCATCCCGCAGCGCGCCTCCTGAGTCCCCGAATTTTCCAAGCACACAGTAAATGTCTCGCCCCCAGCACGATGATGATGAGTTCGATGATGAAATGATGCCCATGGAGTTTGATCTGGCCGAGGCCCTCGGTGGCCTGCTGACAAATGATGATGGCAACAATCTGGCTGGTATTCTGACGGAGATCAATACATCAGTCAAGGATGTGGTCCACCAGCTGGAGATGCACAACAAGATTATGGTCAAGCTCCTCACCGCCCTGACACCAAAGCCTCCCCAGGGAATTCAAGCCCCAGCATAGACACAGGACAAAGCCCAACAAGAAACCCACTCAAAAGCATACATGTTTTTGACTAGGTTTAAAAAATAAAACTGCTCCAAATACAATGAACACGATCGAGAAGGATTCGACACCCGAGAAGGCTCGCGAGATCCGTCTCGAGGTTCACAAGTCTGAGATCAACCTTCTTACAAAGGATGATATTGAGGTTTTCCTGAGTCAACTGGAAGAGAAGGACCTCTGTTACAAGCAAGAAGCGGTGACACTTCGCATCGCATTTCAAATCTATTTCCACGATTCTGAGCTTGGTCCTAATGGGCCTCACCAGATTGACATTGGCCGGGTTGCTGAGCAATGTGGTATGAAGAAGCGTCTTCTGAACGAGCTCAAGTTTCGGGCTCGGGCTCTGGAGGTGGCTTACTGCCCATCTGTGGATTTCGAAGGTCATGAGTTTACCATCATGCAGCGCATTGAGCGCATCATCCAGATGTACAGCGACTCGTATGAGCTGATTCTGTATCACACCCGAATCATGGAGCGGCTCAACTCCCCGTACAGCGTCCCGATCCCTCTCGATCACGATGGATCGATCTTCCGGTATTCGTCAGTTGATGCACCGGCTGAAGGTGACAAGGAGAAGGATCTGACCCCGTGGCAGCAGCTTCTTCTGTATCTTCTGCACGAAGCCTACCTGAGCAAGTACAAGCGCTACAAGGATCAGTGCTTTCGTGAGATTAAGACATTGGACGGCAAGTCGACTCGCGCCTGGGAGCCAGTTATGGAGATTTCAGACTTTGTCTACACCAAGACTCAAAAGGAGTGCAAGTATGACATGTGGCGCAACCTGACGAGCAAGGGTGGCTGCGCCAAGGATACCATCAACTACCTCGGGACGTGTATGGATATCCAGTTTCCAGATATCAAAAAGAATCGTAGTGTGTGGTCTTTCCGGAACGGCATCTACATCGGCAAGTTCTGGGACGCTGAAAAGAAGCTATACACACCCAAGTTTTACGAGTACGACTCCGACGAGTTTGACCGTCTCGATCCCACCATTGTCAGCTGCAAGTACTTTGACCAGTACTTTGACGAGCAGAAGCAGGATCAGGACTGGTACAACATCCCAACCCCTCACATGCAGTCGGTTATGGATTATCAGAAGTTTCCTGAAGAGGTGGCTCGCTGGCTGTACGTGTTTTGCGGTCGCCTCTGCTTTGACGTCAGTGATATGGACAGCTGGCAGATTATCCCCTTCCTCAAGGGTATCGCAGGAACTGGTAAGTCTACAATCATCACCAAGGTTTGCAAAAAGTTTTACGAGTCTGACGATGTCCGGACACTTTCAAACAACATCGAAAAGAAGTTTGGACTTGAGAGCATCAAGGATGGCTTCATGTTTATCGCCCCCGAGATTAAGGGTGATATCCAGCTCGAGCAGGCGGAGTTTCAGTCGCTCGTGTCTGGTGAGGACATCTCGGTTGCGCGCAAGTTCAAGACTGCGCAGAGCGTGACTTGGAAGGTGCCAGGCATCTTTGGCGGTAATGAGATGCCAGGCTGGAAGGACAACTCTGGCAGTATCCTTCGCCGTCTCCTTGTATGGAACTTTGGCCGCCAGGTGGTGGCTGCTGACCCTACCCTCGACATGAAGCTCGATTCTGAGCTCCCTCTCATTCTTCAAAAGTGCGTCAGGGCGTACATCGAGTATGCTCAAAAGTACAAGTCGGTCGACATCTGGAATGCAGTCCCTGACTACTTCAAGACGATCCGGCAGCAGGTGGCGATGGTTACCAACGTGCTGCAGAACTTCCTCAACTCGGAGAAGCTCAAGTTTGGGCCGGACCTCTTCTGCCCTCAGAAGCTCTTCATTTATTCGTTCAACCAGCACTGTCAGGAGAACAACCTTGGCCGGCACAAGTTCAACCCCGACTTTTACGCTGGCCCATTCAGCTCGAAGGACCTCGAGGTGCGGACCGAGTCCAAGACGTACAACGGGCGCGCTTATATCTCCCAACCCTTCATCTATGGGGTTGATGTGCACCAAGAGGGCGCGAACCTAGAATTTTCTGAGGACTACTAGTAGATGAATGACATCGAGCGGTTGCTCGGTAGAAAATTGCCCAAGATAACAGGTGATGTTTTTCTCCCTGAGAATGACTCGGGTCTAACATTGCGCCAGCTAGCTCTTATGCGAAAAGTGGTTGGAAAACGTAAGGAATTCAAAAAAGCTCGTAACGTACGGCGAGGAAGAGCATACAAGCTTTCCCAACTCAAGTTTATGCTCTTCAACGCAACTGCATCTACAGACTCTGTTGACGTTGTGCAACTTTTCAATGAGCTCACAACATCTAAACCACCAGGATTCATATCCGCAAGTTTAAAGGGGGGTCAATTCAAGGAGCTCGCCAGAATCAACTCAAAGAGTGTCATCCCTATGAAGAGTACCGGGTACCGACCCAACCAGATTATGATCACTTTTGATCTGGGTGGCAAGCGTAATATTGTCAACATTTTTTCGAATGGATCCCTGAGACTCTCTGGCGCATCTGATATAGATGATGTTGTCAAGTATACCGAGCGTCTGGTTGGCGAGGTGGAGAATGTGATCATATCCAACACTTCAGGTCAGTTGAGAATCGACAAGAATATAAGCCTGGATGCTCTGCAACGTTACTTTCCTAAGGAGTTGCTCGGGCGAAGTGGTGGTACTATATACTACGAGAAGGAGACTGGTATCAGAACATTGGGTCTTTCTTACAAGTATTCACCCAAGTACACCCGTATGGTTGAAAACAAGAGTGTATTACAGCCATCCAAGGTGCCAGTCGAGCAGGCTGTAACAGAGGCTATATTCGGAAGGACCGTTCCTATGAAGGAGGAGGAGTACAGAGAAAAGTTCTTTGTCATTACATTCTACCGAACTGGAGCTATACAGTTCAGAGGCAAGGTGGCTGATGCTGGCTCGATGATTAGCTTCATCAAGGGTATCCTCGATGCTGTCCAGGACTATGCACTCGTTGTACCTCTTGTAGATGAAAAGCCAGCAGGCCCCAAGGCTGAGCCAACCTACACAACTCGTTCACGGAACCCCCCCAACCCACCCGACTCTTTTGAGGGTGCTTGCGCACCAGGCTACTACTGCAGACCCAACGCACAGGGGTTTCCATCGTGCTACAAGGTTCCAGAGATTAATGCTTCGTCTCGGCGGACGGTCGCTGAAGCCTACCGGTCAGCAGGGGTGCCGATACCAGACAAAGTGAAGGCTCTATTTGGTATCATCGGTCCCAATTCAGTCAACTACGGGGTCAAGTTGACTCTGGAGAAGCAAAAGTTTAGAAATCGCGAGATTGAGGTGCTGAAGATTGGTGGGCGTCAGTGCTTCAGGATGTCAGAGGATCAGCTCGAGAGTGTAGCTCGACGGCTCGAGATTCCTGGCATACGAAAGGGGATGGGGGTTGCTAAGATGTGCGAGAGACTCAAGAGGGAGGCGGAGCTTCAGGATACGCGCCAGAATGCAGCCAACTTCACAGTTGATGGACAAAAGTATTACATAATGGGTAATTCTATTAAAGGTGCAACACGGAAAAACGGCAAGCCCAACCCCTCGCGCAAGTGCGCAACCCTGCCAGTAGAAGTCTTGAAGAAATATGCACGAGCTTTCGGAATAGACCCAGAGGGCAAGTCGAGACCAAAGATTTGCGCAGAGATGGCTGCAAAGAAGGTTGCAACTCCACAAAGAGCACGCGTAGCCTTTGCACCCGTAGCTCCCCCAGTAAAGGCTCCAGTTGTACGTGGACCGACCCGCAAGGAGAGCACAGACGAGAAATCGCGCCAGCATTTTATCAAGTCGATGGGTAATGTACCATTCACAGCTGAAAACATCCAGCGGTACGTAAACACACCTGCAGGTTACAAGCGTGCGGCATTCATCATGCAATACAAGAAGAACCATGCCCTGACAAAGTCTATCCGGACAAACAACATACCCGAGACGAGTCGCGCACAATTTATGAAGAATGTGGTTATGTTTTCCAAGACGAAAAAGACTGGAAGATACCCAACAGCTGCACAAGTCACAGCCTACAGAAACACTCTCGCAGCCAAGTATCGTAATGTCACTGGAAGAAATTACGGCACCTTTGGTCCCCGGGGTGCAAAGACAAATGTGGAAACTATGTGATTTTCATTACATCAAACACCTTGTGCATCAAATTGTACAGCGTCTGATCATCTCCAATGTTCTTGGGATCGATAATCTCGAGCTCAATCTGGTACGACATATCTTCGTCACAGTCGGGATCGTCAGGTGAACCCTGAATCGCCGAAACGTCTATGACGAGATTCTTGCGAGTAAACGAGTGCCGAACTCGGCTCTTCGTCTCCTCGAACACCTCCTCCTCCTCAGCGGGCTCATAAGGAACCTCAGTAGAGATGCCGAGCCGAACATCGAAAGGCTGGCCCTCCTGAGCGTGATCCACCACCCGGACCCGATTCTTGATAACGCGCTTGACGTCACCCGTTTCAGGATTGCACACAGCTCGGCGGTTATTCAAGCCGTAATAGATGGTATCCTCCGACTTGGATGTCTTCTCCCACCCAGTGTACTTGGCCAGATTCTTGAGTGTGCGCTCATAAGACTCCTTACCAACATTCGTGTCGAAGCGACCCCGGTTCATCTTTCCGAACCGAAACTCGAGTTCGACATGAGGCATGGTGCTATGCGACCGAATAACGGGTGCAAACGTAGCAAATAGCGACTCCATCTTAATCAATTAGGGATCCTAGCTTTTATACTAAAGTTTAGGAACCCTATATAGATATGAGGGGTCTCGTAAATCTCGGGAATACCTGCTATTTCAACACTGCTATCCAGTGTTTACTGTATACACCAATTTTGACGAATCGTTTCCTTGTTCATGGTTACACTGGAGACTGTTCGTTCACAAAGGAGTATCACAAACTTGTAAAGGAGGTGTGGCTGAGCAAGAATAAGAATCCAATTCATCCTGGTGCTGTTCTCAGGGAGTTGCGGAGTCGCTACAGCCAGTTTCGCAGTTGCGAGCCCAATGATGTTCAGGAGGTGGTACTCTGTATCATTGATGTGTTTGAAAAGTCACTCGGGCTTGAGTGGATCCAGAAGCACTTTTATGGCTCGGTCAAGTCTGTAGTGACGTGGCCCGAGGGAAGCTCATCCACATCTGAAGTATTTGCGTGCAAGATGCTCGAGCAGGATGAGGATTTCTTTGAAAAGTCGACAACAATCAACGGATACAAGGATTCCTCTGACAAGGAGTGGCCAGAGGCTGAGGTCCAAGTCAAGACCGACTCACTAGGTACCATCTTCATGGTTAGTTTCAATATGTATCAGCAGAAGCAGAAGGTGCACCTACCAAAAGAAATCAAGTTTGGTGACACCAAGTACAAGGTGTATGCAGCAGCGATCCATCTTGGTTCACACCTCGGTGGTCACTACGCAGCCATTGTGAGCCACAAGGGTGGATGGCTCATAAAGGATGATGATATGATTACTGATGTTGACGATTTTCAAGAGACTGGGCCCTATTATTTCGGCATGTACAAAAAGTCGGTCAATTGAATATTTTTTACTCCTCTGGCTCCTCAGACTCAGCAGCCTTTGCATTCAGAGCCTCCTCAATCAGTGCCGATGCACGGGAAACTGGTACATCATCGTCAGACTCGACAACGGGCTCCTCGGCCACCACTGGCTCCTCGGTCACCACTGGCTCCTCGGTCACCACTGGCTCCTCGGCCACCACTGGCTCCTCGGCCACCACTGGCTCCTCGGCCACCACTGGCTCCTCGGCCACCACTGGCTCCTCGGCCACCACTGGCTCCTCGGCCACCACTGGCTCCTCGGCCACCACTGGCTCCTCGGCGTCAGACACCAGTTCTGGTACATCATCAGATGTACGGACCCAGTCTACACCCTCGTTCACCTGAGCTGGCAGAATTTCCAGATTCTCACACACGCTGAACACACGGCCGGGGAACCAATTGATACCACCCGTCTCTTCAAACTGGAAACGGAACATCTCCTCGTTTACTGCATCAAACTCCGATTCCACTAGGGTAAAATCGGTTACGCGCACATATCTTGTAGACTCTGCATTTTTCAAATATGAACCCTCCTGGACAAATGTGACCGGGTTGACATCTGAGAGAGTATATTTATCACTTGTAAGGGACCAAAAGAGTCTGGATGAAGGATCCGACAGGGTGAATGCCATTTATAGTGTAGTGGGATTTAAAATAACGAGTCCTATCCCGAACTGATCTGGCTTTTCTACAAACTTTATCGTCTTGTATCGTGATGCGATACGTGAAAAAGTGTCACGGACATCTGGACAGAACTTGTCAACTATATCATGGAAAAACACAAACTTGGCAAACCCCCTGACACTCTGAAAGTCATGGATAGGTCCTGGATGTGAATGGTTACCATCAACAAATACCAGATCCCAGTCATCGAAATTGTCATCGACTGAACAGTTGGTGTAGTATGGTTCTACATATTTTTGAACTAGAGGATGTATACATTGCCATATATCAAGCGTCCTGGCTTTGATGTCAGGGCAGACGTGCGCACGAAGAAAGTTGTGAATTATGAAGAATGTGAATCCATTAAACGTTCCTATATCAAGATAACTCTTCACACCAGCCTTCTTAAATATGTCCTTTGTTCCCCATAGAAACTTGGCAAGTTCCATTGGATTTTGCCAAATACCACCTTCACCCTGGTTCTTCATACAGAAGGACCACTCAGCATATATACTTCTCGTGTCGTAATACAGTCCAATATCGCATATGAGTCTACACAACTCATCTGCGTTATTTACTTGACCAACCTTTTTCAGGTAATTCTCCATTTATTTAAACAAGAATTCATTTGTCTGTATATTTTCGCGGATGTTCACCAGGGTTCGATCGTATGTCCTGCGGTTGTTGGGGTGGGTCTTGTCTGGGCGCTCCTTGATGACATACCACCCACAATCCCCGTAAGCGCATTCTACAATCTTCCCCTTGAATCGCGTTGGAGGCCCACCAGCAGTCAACCCAGTAAGAGTTGTGATGTAGGTTGGCCCCTGGATAAACAACCCCATTACGGGACCTCCATCGACAGTGGCATCCACATCACACAAAAAGTCAATGGTGATGTGCTCGCGCGGCTTCCACTTGAAGAGAGTCTCGTGTGTCCCCATACGAACTGGCTCGTTGATGGGTGTGAATACGAGGCCGTCATTCTCTGGGCTGAGTGTGTCAAACACCTTCTGAATCTCAGCAAGTGGGTACATCGGCTTCACCTTGACGGATGGGTTGAGTGGTGTCTTCAGGATGACGGAGCACATCTTCTGAGACTTTCTGAGACGCTCGGTGAGAGGCTGCATCATAACATTTTCACCATTCAGTATCACTGCGTCATAGACTAGATACTTGTCACCTGGCATCAACTCCCCATCGAGTATGGTGTTTTTTGGCACGGTAAGTGTTGTGATGCGGCCCTCGAAGGCGCGATTCACCAAAATGCACATCTTTTTCCCTTGAAACTCAAAACATACTAGCATGTTTCGAACACCGTCATTCTTTTCGCAAACCAGGTACGGTTGAGATTTGAGTGCTCTAAAGTGCCTCCGTTCAATCGAAACTGGTTGAGGTCCCGGGAACCGCTCCCGGTCGAAAGAGCCCCAACTCACCTTTATAAACTCTTTAAGGGCCGTCTCGAGTTCCGAACCTCTCTCGATGTATTTCATTGCGTGTGTGTACAGGGTCAGTCATCTCTAATACTTGGGACTTCAGGGTTCACACTTTTTGGGGGCTGGCTGCACATTGACACCAGCACTCTCCATAATATTGGAGATGCACTCGTGAGTGTAATGTACAGTACACTTTGCTGCGCTACAGGCGCAAATCTTAATACCAAGATGTTGCAGACACGCGAACAACTCTTTTGGTGAATCCACCGGAATCTTTACTGAATCCTTTGCTCCGCGCGACTTTTTATCAACCTGTTTGGTGTCCATGCACCAGACCATAGCCTCTGTAGACTTTACCGTCCACAGAGACTCTCCAATCTGCTTGTCGAGAACAGTGTCAAAGTCCAGGCCTCGTTGTTGAGCTGGCTCTGACGACCCCTCGGCAGTCTTCTTCTTGAACATCTCCCAGTTGATACCCTCCTTTACAGCAGGAAATACCATCACATTGTATGAAGGTGGCATCTGACTGCACATTGTCCCGATACACTCCTGGTTGAGACTCGATCCATACTCGAGGACAATGAGACGGTCTGTATTTTTGAAAAGTTTCGTCAGGGATGTCCGGTCACGCAAAAAGTGTACATCCATGTGAATATTCTTAATCATGCAGAACATGTGGATGTTCATAATTGTGTGCATAGTTGTGCAATGGATCGCCTTGCTCCTTGAAAATGCAGCGACAGTGATGGTCATCATGTCTTGACTGAGACAATCTTCTTTAAACGATCATCCATCGACCCAATAAATCGTAGATTTCCCACGTGCCCAAGAGTACACGTGACATCAGCGTGAATCTTACCACCCATGAGCTGCCAGCGGCGGCAAAAGGCGTAATCCTCAGACAGGTACCGACGAGACACGGGATCAATCATACAGTCAAAGATGGCGCAATACTTTTCAAGGTCGCGATTCTGGTGGTCATTGACACACTCGAGCTCTGGGTAGTGCGCATACATCTTCTTGATGACATCGCGCTTGATGAGCATGAAGCCGGTTGGACCGTCGAGCACCTCCGCAAACCCCTCCACAATCGGGACACTCTGACCCTTGAAGTTGAGGACCAGGCTGCTCGTGAGCTTGGCTGGATCTCTGGTGTCACCCTCCTTGATCGCCTTGTCAGCCTGGTCCCATAGTACCGCCTTCTTAGGGTATGCTGCGACACCAACATCGTGGCCAGCCTGGATGAGACGGATCACAGACTCAGCCTCAAAGTGAATGTCAGCATCGATAAACATGAAATAGTCACACTCTGACTTGTACAGGAACCGAGCAATCGAGATGTTGCGGGCACGATGCACAAGAGACTCATTCTCGGTGGTGTCAAGCATCATACCGATATTGTACTGGGCTGCTAGGCGTTGCAGCTTGAAGATGGACTCTGCGTATGCTTCGAGACACAGACCTCCATAGCACGGAGTTGACACGAATACATTCACCATATAAATGACATTACACCAAATTCTTTATCTCGTCACGCACAATCGGCTCGAGCTTGTTCATAGTCGGCACCGAAACCCCACACACTTGGCAAATGGTAAACTTGTCCACATCCTTGAGGAGCACGTAGATGACTGTCGCCGCCACCGTCTTGGGAGTCTTGCCCATAAGAGCCATACACTCTTGAATCTGCTCGCAGATCCGGATCGCCTTCATGCGTGCACGTCGGCGATCCTCCTCAGGAATCATAGTCAGGTCATTGAACATACGAGCCACAACGTTTGACGCCTGCGTGATACCCTGCTCCACCGGAGTCTCAATAACCTCGCGAAACATCTCGGCTGTGCGGCTCACATCCTTGTTCGGGATGTTGAACGCCTTGGCAATCTCAGGCACTGTACGCGCAATGTTGTGATTCTTGCAAGACTGGAGCAGGCAGTTCGCCTTGATACCCATTCGCACAGCCCCGCGTGTAAGGCGCTCCTCGCTAAACTTCTTGTACATGTGCTCAGCCTCGCGGACAACATGCACCGGGAGATTGAGAACCTGCTTGCCAGCCCGCTCGAGATCCTGATAATTGTGAAACAGTGACCGATCCTTGTAATTCATTGAAGTGTGAAAGTCGATCCGCGCAAGCTTCTTCTGAGCATAGCTGGCATTGTACCGGACGTTCATGATTGTGCCCATACTCCAAGTCTCACTGAAGCGATCATCGGTAGGCATGCCGACTCGGGACGGGTCGCTCACCTCACCATCCTCACCCATGCCACCCCGCCACTCGGGCTCGTCAGAGACGTACTCGGCGTCACACTTGCCACAGCTTGTGCATGTGGGGAGAGTATGTTCTGTCCATAGAATAGACTCGTCCGAATACCCCATAGTCTTGGTACCACCACACGGGCACAGGTACTCTGAATATTTGGCAATCTCATCCTTACAGGCTCTGGATCTGGCGAATTCACGAGCAGCCTGAATCACATTCACTTGAGCCCAAACAGCGTCCATTTTAACTTCACACAAGCAATGCGCTAACCAGGGTTTTAAAAATGCACGCTTTTTAATATGCATGTGATAGACTATGCCAGAATGAAAAGGCTTGAGGTACCCCAGCCAAAGCCAACCAAGGAGGGGATACCGCTAACCTTTGCGAACGTCTTTTGTGGTTTACTAATATGCTTTGGAATCCTTGCACTCTACACCAGATTCATCAATCGTAGTAAGCGTCGACAACCCCGTATTTGATGCACTTTTCAGCCGACATCATAATGTCATGCTTCATGATCCGGTTCACCTTCTTTTCTGGGAGGTTGGTTCGCTCACTGACAATCTCCTTCATATGAGCCATCAGCTTGTTGCAATTCTCCATCTCATCTTTGAGATCCTCATACTTGCCCCAACCAGCATCAGTTCCAAGTTGGTGAATCAGTACATAGCCATTCGTCTTGATAAGTCGCGTGTGGCCACCGAGGAGCATCATTGCGGCTGCGCTCGCGCAGCATCCATCCGCGATAGTCACAATGTTACACTTGGAAGACTTGATATGATCCATCGCACTTAGACCTGCGTATAGATCACCACCATCACTCTGAATGAACACCTTGATTGTTGGCGTTTCAAAATCCCCCATCTCCATCTTTTTGATTCGAAGCTCCTTCTCGAGTTTGCGTAGTGCAATGTTCAGCTCGAGAACCGAGTCTGTGTCAACGTCACAATAAAAGTAGATTTCATTGTGAATCACCTTGATGTAGTCATATTCTTCTTCGGGTTCTTTGCAATCTCGAGACATTGCTTCTTTAGTGTAGATACGGCTCGAGCTTTTAACTTTCTCATAATGCACAGGTGATTCAGAACATCAAAGTCTTGCGGCTCGAGTTTGTAGTCGGCAATCAGGTTTTCACCAAGACCCTTTTCAAAGTAGTTTCTTAGAACCATCAGTGAATCCACGTCGAGAGTGTGACCTGGTACCCGATTTGTCATTGCGAGCACCTTTTTCTTCCGCATGCACATGTTTGAAAACTTGGTCCATATACTTCCTGGTCTAATGTCCTGATTCGGGACAGAGTGATCAAGGAGATGAGAAGGCCATATACATGATTCAATTCCGAAGTATGGTAAAAGATTCCAATGGCCTTGATAAATCTGTTCATCGATCATAGCTGCTTGGCTCATGCACTCGAGAATCTCCAGATGGTTCTTCGGGTTGCCATCTATATAATTGTCAAAAATCATGTCGAGCACGTGACCATGCTCCTGGATGTGATCACCTATAAAATCCATAGGCTTTCGTTCACCACCCTCACATATGAGTGACCTCACGAAATCCTTTGGATTCCAAAATACATCTTTATTGTCTGAGATGCCCTGCTCCAAAAAACGGATATCACCGTTGCACTTGTCAACCAAGTCTGGGGACGCCCCCAGAGTCTTGGCGATATCTAGGAGCTGATCTCTGGTACGGAATGGAAAACGGTACGAGAAAATATCAAATGCTAGATTTGGTGCATAATTGCCTATGATGACAAGCCTCTCGTTGCCTGTCAATTCACGAACACCTATGAGGTCATCCACGCTGTCAAAATCATCTATGAGTACTGGACACGCTGAAGACTTGATCTTTTCCAAAAAGTCAATTGTACTCTGCTTGCTCTTCAGAATGGATGCGTCCAGATCTACGCATGGTTCTATAATCTGACGTACACTCCAAGTTTTACCTATACCTGAGGGGCCATACACAAACACAGACTTGTTCTCGGTGAGAACTTTGCGAAGCTGCTCGTCAGAGCTCTTTGGTTTTTCTCGCTTCAGAGTAATAATACGGTCCATGGAGTCTGAATCTATTACTGCTCAGCTCTTAAATATGGTGCTAGAAAATAACGCATTCAAGGAGAAGATCCTGCCATATCTGATTACATGGTTGATTTTCAATATTATACTTTTGACACTTGTTCTATACATCAGTATCAGAATAACTTTCAAGTGAAGTAGTAATGTACACGCTCACGAAGAGCCCCATCCAGGGCAAAAAGTGGCGAGTTATGCTTCCTAATGGCAAGCACGTAGACTTTGGGGCTGAGGGCTACCAGGACTTTACTATGCACAAAGACCCAGCCCGGATGCAAAAGTACCTAGTCAGACACCAGAAGCGCGAAAACTGGACCAAGTCTGGTGTGGCTACAGCAGGGTTTTGGTCGCGTTGGATCTTGTGGAGCGCCCCCAGTATGAACG